CCACGCCGTTCGATGTATGCTGGCTCACGCTCACGTAGTTCACAGGCATCAGGCACGAGGTAACAGGCAGGACTCGTGTGGTACACACGGGTTCCCCGACACGGCTGGACGACATAGTACGGTGGGTCGTCATCCCACTGCTCGGAGCGCACAATCGTGGCCGACGTATCACCGTCAGGGTTTTCTGAGCACTGCGCCTCATGTGCTCCACGAGCTTGGTGTCGCAGGAACCATTCACCACAATACTCACACTGCTCGCCATGCTCGGCCCTGTTGGGCGGCAACGATGCACCACCAACACCTGACTCCCAATTGCTGTCAGTCATTCGTGATCTTCCATAGTGACTGTTTCTTTGTCATGCTTTTTCACTTCTTTCTCAACGTTGGGCGGTTCTGATTCAATCGAATGCAGTTGTTCGCGGAGGCGTTTCACCTCATTGTTGATGGAGCGCAATCGTTCACGTAAACGCTGCACTTCTCTCAGTATGTATGTGACGACGGCTGATAGTACCCCCATCGTAATGAAAATCTCTACTGCCAGCACCGCGTCAGCTATTGTGACAGTCATTCGTGGTCCCCCAGGTCGTTGACAGTCAGTTGGTCAACATTTCCACGCATATCCTCACAAGCCGCTGCTATCCCCGCATAGCCCGCTACGTCACGGTCGTGATCCACGTCGTAGTCACCAACGGCAGTGCGTGACAGTTTCAGTAGCGCCATCATGCGGCCTACATCTCCACCTGTCAGTTCTTCATCGGCGTCTAAGACGCCCTGCCCACGGAGGTACCAGGTCCAGCCGCGTGCGATATGCTCTTGATTCTCTACTGCGTCACCATGCGTGTCACGGTCGCTGGCGACGAGCCGTGCCGTCTCTTTCAGCACCGTGCGTGCACGCTCGTCGCCTGTCTGCCCACCAACATGGGTTGCATCTCCATCCGCACGGCCATTGAGTATCCGACGCCGAGACTTGTTCAGTGGGTCGTCACTCGCCATCGGCATCACCACCGTCCTTGTGTACCAGCAGTGTTGACACGTCCACGTCGTAGTCAGCTATTCCATCATCTGTGTCGAGACGCATTTCTCTGATTAGTTCATCAGTAAATTCTTTTTCCATTCGGTCAACCTCTGCGTGCAGGTCATCTGTCTCGTCAGCAACACCATCGGGAATTTTTACCACCCAAGTCACAGTGGCACTCACCAACATACAGGGCGTGTCTGCATCATCAGCGGCTACACGCTTAAACGTCATTCTTTTGTCACCTTGTTGCCGTCAGCATCGAGACTTTTGCGTACATTCTCGCTGATAACAGTGTTCAGTGCTGTTGTCGCATTGATGCCATGCAGGACAGCAATCGTGCGGGCGACGAACAGTACGTCACCGACTTCTTCGGCCACGGCGTCGTCGGGTGCATCTTTGTTGAGTGCTTCAGCCAACTCCCCTACTTCTTCGACAAGGCAGTTGAACTGGCTCTGTGCATCGATTACGTCGCCGTGGTCTGCCACAAACGTGTGCAGTGTGGCAGTATCAACAGTGGACTGTCTCATGTGTTGTGTCTCGCGTGTACGGTCAGTGTGATACGGTCCATCGACAGTTGTCGAAGTTTTGACTGGTTCGTGCATGGGTTGTGTCAATCGTAGTGTTCGGCATTGAGGCCACGCCAAAAGTGCTCCTCGTACTGCTTCTTGGCAGCACGGGCACACCGTTCGCCAGCCTCAATGAGTACCGTGCGTGGGACTGTGTGCGTCTCGTCGGCAGCGTCGAGTGTGTGGTCAAGCCAGTGGGCGAGTGCGTCACGCAGTTCCGTGCGATCCACACCACGTTCGGCAGCCACCTTGTCCACCACATCTTCAAATGACTGGTATTGGGCGGCAGCCAGTGTCTCTATGCCGCGACACTCGGCTGTCCACGGGCCAGTCTGATTCGACGTGCGCTGGTTGTCTGGTTCAGTTTCCGTCTCCGTCTCGGTCACCATCGTCCCAGTATGTAGTAGGAGACACACACACCTAAAGGTGTCGTTTTCAATGCACAGGCATAGGAGATGGTGACTGTCGGCTACAGCTTGTGTCCAGACACCCGTGGCTCAGTGGTGTGTGCGAGACACGAAAAATGACGCGAGACGGAGTGTGGCACGTAACCAGCGTGCCACGGCATCCAGGTGTGGGCCAACCAGGTGTACAACCCATGTTACCATGTTTGTGAACACATACACCATGTACAACACACTTTTATGATGTTAATACACCCACGACTCATGCGGTACACGGCCATGTGCTTGACGAGTGTGGCCATCCACTCGTCACTCACTACTATGGGAGTGGGGCATAAAAACCTGTTGGTATCAGTGCGATAGAACACAGTCTGTGCCCCAGTCGTGACTGGATGGGAGTGGTGTGCATCGAAAACGACAGTCTTATGTACCCCACGTCTCGTAGGTGGTTGTGTGTCGAAAGCAGGTCACAGACGTGGACTGCTCGTTGGCAGTGTGGACGACCGTGTGGGCCGACAGTGCGATTCGGGTGACAACCCATGAATATGGACGATCTGAAGGCCAAGGTGAACTCGGCCAAAGACAGTGCGAGCACAGACGTTGAACAACTGCCGTCCGTCAATCTCACTCCCGAGTGTGCAATTGAGGGTGAGATTGTGGACATTGGGTTCACGGGAGATGTGACCAGTGACCAGAACATTCGCGTGCAGGACGGTCGTGGCGGAGACTTCGTGTTCACACTCGAAAACCCCACGGTCGTGTCAGGCACGCTCTTTGAAGCACTTGGGCGTCGAGATGCAGAGGACAACCTGATTCGGAATCAGGAGGCCTCGTATTACCCGTTCGGTGTCGGGGGCAGTGGGCCGTCTGTGGACTTCCGACTGGTGCCAGGCGCGTGGGAGCAGGAACCCCATGTGAACGAGATGGTGAAACAGCTTGATGGTGACTACACGCAAGTTGGCATCAGCCAGTACAACCATGACTATGCGAGTGCGGAAGTCGAGTCGTTCGACGATGCGCTTGCAGACTACGACCGTGTGGAAGTGTTTGTGGGCAAGCAGGCAGGCCGCATGATGATCCAGGGGACGGACACGGCACTTGGTGAGGCAGCCTACGTAACCGACGACGGCGGTGTGAACAACGGGATTGTCGAGTACCCTGAGACGTATGGCACGCCCGAGCACGGTGATGGCGACCCCAATCCACGGTGTGCAGGCCAGCCCATCCTGCACCCCGAACTGGAGGGTGAGTCGGTCACGCTCGTCTACCACTTCGGTGACTTGAACATCGGTGACGAGGGTGAGGATGATGACGATGATGACGACGGGATGCGCCGCAAGCACTTCGGAGACATTCTGTGGGAGCGGGATGCAGGCACGTCCGTGCTCACCGACCCTGGCAACAGGCCGATTGACCCACAGCCGAGTCTGCGTGACCGTGACCCGTTCTTGGCGTTCGACACGCCACCGAACATCACGGACAATGCGGCCAACACGGACGGTGGCACGGACACGGACAGTGGTGGTGACACCAACACGGACACTGACGTGGATGGGCCGTCGTTCAACTTCGGTGAGTTGGACAACGGTGCTGATACTGGCCTGTCCATGTCAGACCTCGACCCTGACACGGCGGCCTTTGTGGACCAAACGGCATCGTTTGTGACGGACAAGGGTGGCGTCGACGGTGCGTTTGACGACTTCGAGGCCGTGGTGACAGGTGCTCGTGAAGACGGAGACATAGGCGAGTACACGGCAGATGAACTGCGACCGCTGATCGAAGAACGGGCCTAACAATGCACGAGCTACTGTCTGACGGCGGCACGGAGATGGCCGAGGCGAGCAACCCATCCGTGCGCTTCCAGCCCGAGGAGTGGCCTGCACAGACAGTGGTTGTTGAACTTGCACGCGGCATCATCGTGGCGACGACGGGTGCGCCACCGATGGGTGTTGGATCGGGAGGAGACGAGGCGTGGCCGCCGAGTGCAAACCCATCTGTGATGGGCGAGTTGGCTGCGGAGATTGAGATTGGCGGCCCCGACGAGACAGTGTATTGCTACTACTATGATGACAGCCAGGTGGCCTTGGATGATGTATCGGACCTGGATGTAGTTGAGACAGACGTTTCGGTTGGGCCTGTGACGGCGGAGACAGACGAGTAATCACGGGGCCTGCCGCCCCGTACAGAGCCGTGTGGGCACTGTCTCGTGTCACCCACCCACGCGGCTCGCGGCATGGCGGCAGGGCCGTCTCACGGCGCTGTCAGCCAGGTGTACAACCACGGCGGTGCGACAATAACCAACCCGATTCACGACACAACCTATGTCAGAAACAGGCTTTGCGGCGCTCGATGCAGCGATTGATAACCAGACTGCCGACACGTCGGTGCTGTCGGAGACGAACATTGTCGAAGACATGGTAGAGGTGGCTAACGGCACGGTCATCGGCAACGGCCCGCAGGCAGTGCTCGGTGCACTCGCGCTGTGTACGGGGTATATGTATGGCCAAGAACGCCAGGTGAATACGGTGCTCACAGGCCCCTCGGCCACGGGCAAGTCAGCCATCCAGCAGGCGACGAAAGCCATCCTGCCCTCGGAGCACACCTATGAGATTACGGATGCGTCCTCGAAGGGCGTGCTCGATGACGGGCGGTGGGACGATGCGCTCATGGCCCCACTTGACGAGTGGCAAAAAGTGCCTGACGAACTGACGGAACTGCTGAAGTCACTGTCGGGCGGGGCCGACGAGGAGTACCGATACGCACGGAACGTGCCTGCCGAGGGGAGTGGCCGCACGACAGAGGAGATTGTGAAAAAGGCAAAGCCGTATCAGTTCTTGTATGCACAGCACATGATGGATCACGAGTTATCGACACGGCTCGTGTTCTTGCCCGTGGACAACAACGTGCACATTCGGGATGCGATTATCGAAAAGGAGGGGCAGGCATCGCATGTATCTGTTGACGGGTATGAGAAAGAGTTTATCTACGATACGCATGACCGCGAGCGGGCGTTGCGCGAGCACCTTCGTGGTATCGAGACGGACATGGAGGAGGTGCCTGGTGGTGAGGAGAACCACCGTGGGATGGTTGATGGCTACCTGCCCCCGTGGGTTCGCAAGTCGGTCAAGCCCATCTTCGATGTGCACCGCACAGAGACGAACCGTGTTGCAGGGCAGGTGTTCAACCTGATTCGTGCCTCAGCGGTCGTGAACTACCATGCCCGTCCGATGCTCGACACGGTGCGTGACTATCTCGAAGATTCGTCGTCACTCTCGGTGCCTCGCAAGGAGAAGTTGCGTGACTTGCTCCGTGAGTTAGAAGACCAGTTCTATGTCTCGATTCACGAGCGTGCAGGCCCGAACGGTGCCCATCTATACGAGTTTCAGTCCTTGCGGGACATTCAGATGCCGCGACTGTCGAACCTGCGACAGTACATGGATACAGGTGAGATCGAGGAGTGCCGTGACCTCTCACCTGACGTGGACCTGGATGCGCCGTTCGATGGGACAACTGACCCGTTCGCGGGACAGCCGTTTATCGACACGGTATCGGAGATGGCAGATGAATTTGCGAGCAACCCCGTGGAGCGGGCGGCAGCCACGGCAGATGCGGTGGCAGACGTGAGTGCTGACGGGGACACAGATACACAGTCACAGTCAACCCTGGCGGCAGACGCAATGGCTGGTAACGAGGTTGCCATGCCAAGCGGCCCTGTCGAGCAGGCCGTACACGAGCGGTTGCTTACCCATGCAGATGATACGGTGTGGTCCATCGAAACGGTCGGTGATCTGCACTTGTTGGGTGTCCTTGACGGAGATGAGACGATTGCGACTGCGGAGACGACGGACACGCTCGTTGACCCCGACCACCAGTTGTGGGATCAGCCCACGCGGCCTGACGACTGGATAACTACGGAGGGTGAAGCACACGCCGAACTTGAGCAGGCTGTCGAGGAACTTGGTAACAAGGGCGTGCTCGACTTCGACGTGGACAGCGAGCCTGATGGGTTCGTTGCGACACACGTTGCTGACCCGCACGACGATGGGTAAGCAACTGTTCGATGCGTTCTGTCCAGTATGCCTGTGGGCGGGCAGAACGGATGGAGATAGACAGTGCCCGCAGTGTGGACACGGCACAATTCCCTATGACGTACAGCTTGTGACAGACGACACGGACGACTGAGACGATGCAACGGACAGTCACACGGCGACAGTTTGTGTGCGCTATCTGCGGGACGTATGCTGCGTGGCTTGGACTGGCTGATGATGACAGTCAGGACGGGTCATGTGAACAGAACTATGCAGTGACGGTCGATTGTTGATTGATTTCAACACCTTTTTGTGTGTGTAGTGCTAAACACACATGAGTCGAGACGGAGAATCCAACCATGCAACTGGCAGACAGACTTGAGACGGATGCACAGCCGCCGTCCGAACCAGACGGCACAACGAGTGAGAGTGTGTTGCGGGTGGTCAGCGGATGGTACGAGACAGTCGAGCGTGGGTATCGACACCCGATGCCTGTGCTTCACTTCAACTGCCGTGCGGCGGATGGGGCGTACCGACACGTCACGGTCGATGGGTTTCGTCCGTATTTCTACGTGTCGGCCACCACGGATGGTGAGCGTCTCCAGGCGCTTGCCGCCGACCGCCGTGTGCGTGACGTGAGCCGTGCCGAGCAGACGGGTGTGGCCCAGGGCCGTCGAGACATTCCGTTAGCTCGCATCGAGGTGACAGAGCCGTACCATGTTGCTCAACTCCGTGAGCAGTTCGACCAGACGTGGGAGGCAGACGTGCTGTTCCCTGAACGGTTCTTGATCGATCAGGGGATCACGGCCTACATGCGGGCTGAGTGCACACGCATGCCCCTCTCCCCCGCTGATGTAGAGCCTGTTGACCCATCTGAGTGTCCTGACACACCGATTCGGCCACGGATTGCCCACTGGGACATTGAGGTGGCGACGGGTGATGCGCTCGCACAGCTTGGTGTCGAGGGGCCTGACGCCACGGAGATGCCTGACCCGAGTGCGCCTGCACGCCCGCTGACGGCAGTCGGACTGTACGATGCAACTGATGAGTCGTACACGGTGGTTGTCCTCGATGGCGACTGGGACACGCCGATTGACACGGATGGGATGCCTGCCACGGTACGCCTCGTCGATGATGAGCGCACCCTCATCCAGACGGTCGTTCGATGGTTCACGGCTCGTCGGCCAAATGTGCTGACGGGCTGGAACGCAAATGCGTTCGACTGGCCGTACTTCATCAACCGTGCGTTCTATCTCGGTGAGCGGTCGGTCACGCAACTGTCCCCGACAGGTAACGTCTCAGAACACGAGGATGGGGGACGGTTCGTGAACAGTGACGTTGGGGGCATCCTGTTGTTCGACCTCTTGAATGGGTACAAACAATCGCGGTACACGGAACTCGAATCACATGACTTGGCACACGTATCGGCTGTCGAGACCGACATGCCGAAACTGGACGTGGACGACGGGTGGGCGTATGCCCATGCCCCTGAACGGTTCATTGAATACAACCTGCGTGACGTGCAGGCCACCGTCTCGATCAACGAGGAGGTGGGCTTGATATGAGTGCTATCTGGATGGTTGCCCTTGTCGTGTCAGTCAGTATCAGTTCGGTGCTCGCATACTGGATATGGCTGTTGGCATCGCTGATAGTCTTCTCATTGCTGCTGTTCGCCTACGGAGGTGATGCAAATGAGTGACACGGCGTATGCGAGTGGCCCGCGTGGGCGGTCGTGGGTGCTACGCCTGCTGGTCGGAGCGGTCACGCTACTGCTCGGGGTGCAGGCGTCGTGGCCGATTGCGATTCTGTATGGACTGCTGGCGTTCACACTGCTACTTGTAGCGGAACGGGGGCGGATAGCATGACGGTGTGTGCAAATCCAGGCTGTACAAACATGACAGTGTTCAAACTGGACGTGTGTGCAGAGTGTTGCGTTGCAGACATGTACCGACGCATGGGTGATGAAGATGAGTGATGAGTATTTGCACTGCTGGCAGTGGACCAGGGAGCGTGCGTCTAATGCGGGTTACTGGAGTCACTATCCAGCCATCACGGAACAGTACGATTGGCACGACGTGTCGATTGTGTTTTGGGAGGACCCACAGTGGGGTGATGGAGATGAGTGACGACAAGCCGCCCTGTCCCCACTGTGGTGAAGCACTGACGTGGGTCGAGGAACCGATGGTGAGCGGTGTACGTGGCTGGTTCTGTCACAATGAGGGGTGTCCGTATGACTGACGTACAACTCACGGAGCCGCCGAGTCCAACATCTGTGACAGACCTCATACTCACACGGGAACGGTCGCGTAAGCGTGTCAATCGGTTTCTTGAACGGCATCACCCACGCGGAGACATTGTTGCGTGGTTTGCATGTTTCGGGGCGCGGTATCAGGGCCATCTTGTAGGATGTGTTGTATTAGAGCGGCCCTCCGCACGAATGTTGGATAATGGCACTGCCGTGGAACTCACTCGTCTCGGCCTGCGACCAGATAGACCTGCGAATCTCGGAAGTTGGCTGATCGCTCGTTCGCGCCAGTGGTGTGCGCTTGAAGGGTATGATGAATTGATTGCCTATGCTGGTGTTGCGGGGAACTATGGAACCGTCTACGAGGCCGCTGGTTTTGACTGCGACGATGTAACGCAGTCTGACGGGAGTGGGTGGACGAACCGTGACGACCGAGACGAGTGGGCTGATTACGAACGGCGCAGATGGGTCTACGATCTTGACGGCGCGGAGGTGAGGGAATGACTGACACAGACCGTGCGCTGTACGGGGTGTTACAGGAATTGGCGGGCACGGACTATGCGTCTGCCAACTACGCAGGCGACATTATCGAGTCTGATATGCGGCGCACGGCTCGTGGGCGGGGGCAGGCCCTTCCCACGGCAGGTGACGTTGCCACGGAGACGTTTCACGGGGCAGTTGTGTTCGACCCTGTTGCGGGCCTGCACAATCACGTCTCGTATCCTGACTATTCGGCCCTGTACCCGAACATTATGCGTGACCTGAACGCGAGTCCCGAGACAATCGCCGCTGTCGGGGACACAGATGCGTTCACGAGCGAGCACGACGTGTCGGACATGCAGTGGTCGTACATCGACACGCGGCCTGTCAAGCGTCTGCGCGACGATGAGACGTACAGTGACTACACGGACGGTGAGTACAAGATCGTGTACGACCCGTCACAGAACAGTATCAAGTGGCGTGACGACTGGCGTCGGATTCAGGACAACCTCGAACGCATCTACTTCGTGCCACACGAGGCCTATGAGGGCCTGCTTGCATCCCGTGCAGACACGTACATTCGCTGGAACAAGTCGTATGAAGGGACGATGTATAAGGCGACGAAGCGTACCCGAAACTGCTTCAGTGCCGACACTGAAGTGCTGACACCGAATGGCATTCAGAACATTCGGGAGTTGGATGTTGGTGACAGGGTGTATTCGATTGATCCTGACACAATGGCTGTTGAACTGAAGCCAGTGACGGAGACGCATCACTACCCTGACTACGACGGTGACGTGCTGTCGTTCAAGAACACATACGTTGATTTCCAAGTCACGGACAATCATCGGATGCTTGTTCGTGATGAAAAGAAGCGGCGTGGCTACGAGTTTGTTGAAGCGGGCAATCTTGGACATAAACACTGGTCGCTGCCGAGTGGATGGGACTATGGTGAAAACTGCACGACAGTAGATACGGTCGATCTTTCGCAGCGGTTTGAGGAGTATCAGGTGCTTGTTGAGCCATCTGTGCACGGCCATACGTTTGCTAACAGGCTTGGCTGGTATCCACGTCGCACACAGTCGAAGAAGTGGGATGTGAGCAGTGGATACGTGATTGACAGTGATGCGTTTGAATCGCACCGCGAAACTGTCATGGAGAATGCGGAGCGAATATTCATCCATAAACAGGCAGGTGATGGGTGGGTTCCACTCCGCTATGATGGCGACGATGTGATTGAACTTGTCGGGTGGTACGTTACGGAGGGGTCATTATATCATGAAGAAGGTGGTGTCGAACATGATACGGCGACTCGTGGTGAGTCGTATCGTTTTTCGATTGCACAGAAAAACGACAGTGGTCGTGACACGATACGGTCACTGCTTGAACGGATGGGGCTTCCGTATAGCACGTCAGGCAATGGCTTCACGCTTGCAAACAGACTGTGGCACGATCTGTTGGAACGGTGGTGTGGAGATGGGAGCCATGAGAAGCATCTGCCACCGTATGTGTTCGCGGCCTCTCGTGACCAGCGGCAGTTGTTGTTCGACACGATGGTGACTGGTGACGGTGATACACGCGATTCGTCGTATCGTTACACGACCTGTAGTGAGCAACTTCGAGATGACTTCATGCGGCTGTGTGTCACACTCGGTCGGGCACCGCACTATACCTATGACAGTGGTTCGTGGCGTGTGTTCTACAGCGAGTCGAAGAACACGCTTCGTCCACGCCGTGACGGTGATGTGACAACGGTTGACGATGGTGTGTACTGTGTGACCGTTGCTGATAACCACACGCTGATGGCTGGTCGCAACGGAAAGTTCCAGTTCTGTGGACAGAGCCTCTACGGCGTGTCGGGAGACAGTAACTTCCAGTTGTTCGACTGGCGCGTGGCCGAGGCCATCACAACTGCGGGCCGACTGCTCTTGGAGTACGGTGCAGACGTGTTGACCGAGCGGTTACAGTCAGCGTTCGATGCAGAAGTCTACGTGACACACGGTGATAGCGTCCCTGCCGACGAACCCGTTCTCGTCCGTGGCGGGGCAGGTTCCGTGTCGGTCGAGCCTGCGCATCGTGTCCACGAGCGCGTCATGTCAGGTGAGTCACTTGAGACGTGGACTGAAGATGGGTGGACGACTGTCCGTCGTTCGATTGAGAAGCCGAACCGCAAGCAGATGTACGAGGTGCGCACGAAAGCAGGTACTGTCCGCGTTACCGAGGACCACTCGCTCGTCCGTGCAGACGGCATGGAGGTGTCGCCCGAGGATGTGGATGTCAGCGACTCACTGTTGGTGTCGGATGTCGGTTATGCACTCCCCTCACACGACGAACCCGCACGCCTGTGGTCTAACGAGTGTGCGTGGCTACTCGGACTGTTTGTCGCGGATGGGACGGCGGGTCACTACGAGTACGATCATCGTTCCGACAAGCATACGTGGTCTATCATCAATGAGAACCGTCAGCGCCTGGAACGGGCTGCCGAGGCGCTTGAGAAGTGTTGGGGTGTCTCAACGGCTATCCGCGACACACGCGAGTCATCGGGCGCTTGGAAACTACAGGTGAACGACGGATGGGGTGATGGTATTCTCAAGCGCGATGAACAGGGTCGTGTCCACGGGCGTCGTCCTGGTGGTCGCAAGGAACTCGTCGGTGAGTTCCGAGACCGCTGCTACGTTGGTGACGAGAAGCGAGTCCCGCCGAGCATCCTCAACGGCACAGACGAAGAGCGTGAGGCTTTCCTCACAGGCTACCTTGAGGGTGATGGTGGTGAACTGCGATACGGCATCGACGAGATACCCGACGAGATGACGACGAAGAGCCGTATCTTGGGGACGCAGTTGGCCATGCTTCTTCGCAGTCAGGGCCATCAGGTCACCGTTGATCGGCAGCACAGGCATGGCAATACGTACTACCGTCTCCGTGCGGTCACGTACCATCACGGCGACCCTGCTGAGGTAACAGACGTTGATGCAGTTGACTACGATGGCAACCACGTCTACGACTTCGAGACTGAGAATCACCACTTCCACGCAGGAGTTGGGTCGATTGTCGTCCACAACACGGACGGATTCGGCGTTGCTGTTGACGACCCGACGTTGGACCGCACGCACGTCTTGCCGAAAGTGCAGGATGCGACAGCGTGGCTGAACGACACGGGGATGCCTGAGTACGTGGCCGAGACGTTCGGCGTGCCTGCATCGGACACGGCACACGAGGTTGACCTGGAGAGCTATTCACCGCGACTGTTTATCCCTGACGGAGATGGTGACAGTGGCACGAAGAAAACGTATGCCGAGCACGTCACCTGGGACGAGGGTGAGGAGTGTGATGACGTGTCCATCAAGGGGTTTGAGGCAAAGCGGTCGGACACGGCGAATGTAACCCAGGCGGTTCAGCGGGACGTGCTCACGGCGGTGCTCCAGCATGACCCTGCGGATGCACGCGAGATTGTCGAGGAGCGTGTGCAGGATGCCGTGTCGTCCATCGAGAGTGGCGACATGTCGCTTGCAGACATGGGTGAGCGGTCAGGTATGTCCTCGTCACCCGAATCGTATGGGAGTCCAGAGCGGAGTGCCCACCCCACCTATCGTGGTGCGAAGTATGCGAAAGCCCACATTGACGGTGAGGAGACGTTCGACAAGCCGCTGAAGTTCCCCGTGAAGGAGGTGCGTGGGGACTATCCAAGTCGGTACGACACGGACACTGGTGAGGATGGCACGGCGGTGGATTACGTGTCTGTCGAGGACCCATCGAACCTGCCCGACGAGATTGTGGTTGACCGCGAGCAGGTGGTCGATTCGACACTGCGCCAGCCACTCCGCCGTGTGCTTTGCACGATGGGGTGGTCCTGGTCAGAGATCGTGGACAGCGAACAGCAGACGAACGTAACACAGTTCTTCCAAACATGACTGACACACGATACAAAGACGCGGAATGGTTGCAGGAACAGTACCATGAAAACAAGCTGTTACAAGCGGAGATTGGCGAGAAGTGTGGTGTTTGTGCAGTGACAGTAGGCAACTGGATGCGAAGGCACGATATTGAACGGCGCGACCGAGGTCATGTGAGCAGTGATGCACGATACCGAGACGCGGAATGGTTGCACGAACAGTACCACGAGAACGAACTGTCACAAGCGGAGATTGCTAACAAGTGTGGTATTGACCAGACAACAGTATCAAGGTGGATGCGAAGGCACGATATTGAGCGCCGTCACATCAACTGTCGCACAGGAGTTGGCATTGTGGCTGAGGACGGGTATCAGATGTGGCATGAGAGCAGTCTCAGCAAACATGTGCTCATTCATAGACTGCTTGCGGTTGCCGAGTACGGGTTTGATGCTGTGTGTGACATGGAAGTTCACCATCAAAATGGAATCAAGTGGGACAACCGACCTGATAACATCGAGGTGTTGACGCCGAGTGAGCACAGATCCCACCATGCGTGTGAACAATTTGCATCAGATGACACGCGCCATCGGGATGCGGGGTGGCTCAAAGAACAGTACCATGAACATGAACTGTCGACATACGAGATTGCTGACAAGTGTGATGTAAGTAATACAACAGTACGTAGATGGATGCAAAAGCACGATATTGAGCGTCGTGACCGAGATTCAACGCTTGCTGACAAGCCCACAGGCCAGTTGACGCTTGAGGACACGCGGAAGCTGGAGGGCGCACAGACAGTCAACCAATGACAGTGACACCAATCATGGAACGGAGCACGAGAACAGCGGATGACCTACAGCGGCCTGCGTGGAACAGTCTGGAGCACAACTATGACGTACACGACGTTGGCGAGGCGTTCGTGCGCCAGCACTGTTCGGAGCGTGGGCTGGACGTAGAGGCGTGGGGTATCAACAAACGTGAGGACGACGGTGGCCTCATCTTCGATGATAAGATGGACCTGCAACTGTACGGCAGTGTTGATCCCGAGTATGTACGTGGTGAGATACCGACTGCATCACGGGCACTGGCGGGCATCGTCGAGGTGAAAACAAAGCGGTCGGAAGACTGGTATGGGGTTATCAACGCACGGCACTTGCGAACGTACCTGTCGATTCGCCATGCCTTCGACGTGCCCACGTACATCTACATGGCCCATGTCGACGAGGGTGGTGAGCACAACACGATTGAGCGTGACACGTTCATCCCACTTGTGTCCTGGGACGAGTATCAGGCTGTCCTTGACGGCGACCATCCAGGGTACGAGGCGGCCACAGGCGGTGATGAACAGTTCTTGATGGATCACATCGAGGGGTATGAACTGGTCGAATACGTGTGGCGAGCGCCCGATGGAAACAAGGTCGTGACACTTGATGTGGACGTGGGCTTGGACTGGCCGCAGTTCACCCACGGTGTCTATCACGATGGCCTTGGCTACGATGCACAGGCGATTCGACGCATTGGCGTGCGCGAGCAGACAGCGCCAACACATCATGTGTCGTTCACGGGCCATGATGGGTCCGAGCGTCACGTTGACGCGAACACAAATGGTGATACAGATGAGTAAGAAAGGACGCCGATGGGAGAACGAGACGGCAGTTGAGATATATCGACAGTCCGAGGGCCGTGTATATGCCTGGCCCGCAGGCTACTCGGGGAATGGGGCTGCACCTGCGCCTGACATATTCGTTGCACGGCCAAACAAGCTGGCTGGCTATGAGTTGAAGCGCACGGACCAAGACCGCTTCTACGTGGACGCGGATGACCTACGGCAGTTGTTGGAACTCGCACAGCCGTGGTTCCACGTTGAGTTGGTCGTCAAGTTCAGTTATCGAGAGCCTGTGTTCATCAGGCCAACACGGGTACAGCAAGTGCCTGATGATCCAGCAACGATTGTTGAGCGGTTCAGCACGGCTGTGCCCGAAGTGTTCCGTGCTGATGGCTCGTATCGACAGGATGACTCGCCCACGTCATTGCGGTTGGACAAGCCTGATCGAGATGCGTGGCCGTCAGCAAAGACGGGTGATTCACTGTCGACGAAGATCGTGCATGAACAGCGCACGAACAGTCAGACACCGCCTGCAAGTGTCGGGTGACGGGCAGGGAGAATAGCGTGTTGCACGGTCAGTCGTCGGCACGCCCGCTGCGGTGCCAGGTCCGTGCGTTCGGGACAGCCAGCAGTGTGTCGTTGCTATCGCTATCGAGTGCGTAGTCACTGCCATTGGATGCATCATAGGCGTGGGTGTAGCCGCCGATGAGTCGCACGCGATTGCTGTGTGCGTATGTCTCACGGTGATAACAGTCAGCCTCGCGTGGATAGCCAGTGACGGATTGTGGCGTGACATGTGGCCGTGCGGGCGCGGGGGCACGGTAACAGTCATCACACATGAGTTGGCCAGTGGTGTTGTCGTGCCACACGACGCCTGTTGCACAGTGCCGACAGGGCTTCTGTGCGGTGCCAGGAAACGGTGGGTTGTGCGTGCCGTCACGGAGCCTGACGGTCAGCGGGTCTGTGTCACCGTCAGTGTCACCGTCAGTGTGAGTATCAGTCGTGTCGTCGCCATCGGGCGTGGCATGTGTCGTGTGCGTTGACGCCTGTGTGTGAGCAGGCGCGTCTGTCTCAGCCATTATAGTCATCGAGAAGGGTCTGGTCGAGTGACTGTACGGCATCGACAAACTGCTGTTCGTACTCAGGGCGCGTGTGGGGCCATTCAGTTTCGGGCACGACGTGTGCTTCACGGGTGTCGGGTGCGAGCCACCACAGTTGGCACTCGTCTACGTCACGGTCCCAGGCACAAGCATACGCGGCCAACTGCATCCCGTAGCCAGGAAACTTCATGTCGAACAGATCAGCTACACTATCGGCTTTTGTAGTCTTAATGTCAGCCATGACCGTTCCGCGAGTCGGGTGTTCGTACGCAAAGTCGAATTGGCCGCTGAACCCCACTGTGTCGTCAGTCACGTAGCGTTCAACGGTATAGGTATTGTTCTCGGTCACGCGGCCTTGCTCGAACGTGGCGACAGACCACTGCTCGGCACAGGCCTGGAAGGTCTGTTCAACCCATTCAATGTCGCTTCGAGCCTGTTTGAGCGCATCGTCGTCTCGGTACTGCCAGCCATTCAGGTTGTCGTATGCGGCGGCCTCCTCGTTGCTTGCAAGGTTCCGTGTGGCAAGTGGGTTGAGGACAGCCCAGTGTGCGAGCGTGCCGCGCCAACTTGTGTAGTCGAGCACGTCACTGGGGTCGGGACGGTCGGGTTGCCCTTTCAGCCAGTTCTTCCAGCCTTGGGTGCGCTTGTCCTTCTCAGGCGTGGTGCGTGCACTGAGCACTGTCGACACGCTTGGGTAGTGGCCATTGTCTGTGTTGTTCACGGTCTGTTCTGATCCCATTGGTGTGTGGTACGTGTACTATGTACTGCTATGGTGGTGAGACACGTAAGTGTTCCGACAGTGGTGTGCAACGGTGTCTGCACGCTCACTCGTCGGTGTCGGCAGTTGCCTCGGCAAGCACCCGTGTCGATACATCATCGGTGCCCTGGAGTAAGAGAAAGGTATCTGTTGCGATAAACTCGTCAGGGTTCCGTCCGTTGTAGACCACGCCGATTGTCTCGGCATCGGTACTGTCACCAATCGGCTGGCTTTCAGCATCGGTTAGGTCACAGTCAACGGTGCGTTGCCAGGAGAGATCGTCGCTCGCAGGGAAGTCACGTTCAGTGCCAACGGAGATGTTGGTGTCACTACGGCTGTCGCTGTGTGCTTCAGATGAGTCACTCATAAGTCGTGGTATCGCTACTGCTGTGTTTCAGTCGCCGTGTGCGTCGTGCCAGTGAATGCACTGCCACTGCTTCGCGGGCCGTAGGCAAGCACTTCAATGTCGAAGGTGACAG